GGAGACCAATCTGGAATCAGCTCTGGAACTACACTATTAAAGTGCTCCACCTGCTTCGAGAAATGTTCCTGTTGTTGTTGACCCATCTGTTGTGCCATGCCTTGCATGAGATTATCTCGGCTCGCCTTTCTTGAAGAGTACTCCTCTTTAGCCTTTGTTAACTTATTGTTAAGTTTACTGGCTTCAAAGTCGTCATCTTCAAAAGCTTTATCGACCTTAGCTTGAAGTGCTTGAAGAATTCTTACATCCTTCGAGTCTTCTTGTTGAAGTAAATGTGCATTCACTTCAGCATACATATTGGCCTGCTCACCTATAGCTTCTAACGCTTTAGCTTGTTCCGCTAGTTCATCCCCTTTTTTCGACTGACTCCGTTTTGTTTGATAATTAGCAACAAGCTCTTCCATAGAGACTTCACCCATCTCACCGTCAATCTTAACCGGCACCATGAACTCCATATCTACTTCTGCTGCTTCATCCGACTCTTCTGTTTCTTCTTCTTGGGTAGCGTCCTCAGACTCATCCTCATCTTCCACTTCTTCGTCGTTATTATCTCCCTCTACTTCATCAACTGTATCAGCGTCCTCGTCGACAATGGGATTATCGTCTTCAAGTTTTTCTGTCGTTTCATCGTTCTCTTGGGTAGCTGTATCAGGTGTAAAACCTAATACTTCATCCGCCAAAGCGTCGAAATCGAAATCAGCAACTGACGACTCATCCGTATGGGTAGCTTCGTTATTTGTTTCTGACATTTTATCTCCTATAAAATAAGAGAGTTTATTACAACTCTCTGTCATCACTCATTCATCAAAGGTTTGTAATAAAACCTCTTTATTTTTTCTTACAGTTCTTCCCGTGCCATCTGTTGTACACAGGTCGTTTAACTACTTCTTTGCAAACTTCACATTCAATCATCTCATCGTTACCCGTAGGGGTAATCATCTTCTCTAGGTTTGCCTTTGCCTCTACTAAAGAGTTAACATCTGAAGCGTAAACATTTAAATTCCTTCCTACTGAAAGGGCCTTAACGTTTGCTAACAGTTGTGTCTCTACCTTAGCTAGAGCCAGTTCTAACATTGCCTTGTCAATCATCCATCGTCTCCTTGGCTTTTTCTTGTTGTATTTTATTGTCTTTTGCCGTAATAGCTCTTTCTATATTACTAATTACAGCGCCTTGGCTAATAGCAACTTTATAAATAAACTCTCGTGTTTCTACTTCATAGTGCTTGGTATCAAGCCACTGCTTAAATAGATCGTTAAGTATATCTTCGGTTACCATGACCATAGTATCTTTTAACTCAGTGCACTGGTACCCTTTATTAAGGGTACGTTGGGCATCATCATATACAGATACTTTTTTTGGTTTCCCATCCGAACCGCGTTTATGGCCCGGATGTCTTTTGTAGTCTGTCATCAATCATCTCACATGTTATTGAGGCATCTGCTGTTGCTGCATCATCTGCTGCATTTGCATCTGTTGCTGAGCTTGCTCCTCTTCTAATTGCTCCCGCTCTTCCGTGTCTTGATATAAAGACATGAAGTCCACAGGCTCCTTCACAGGGGTTTGCGCCCCCTCTGTACCTTCAGCTTTAACCTTAAGCTCTGCCCATTCCCTATTGGAATCATCAGAGGCTTGAAGTAGCTGACGTTTATTGTCAATCTTCTTATTGTCTGCTTCAGCTTTAATAAGACTAACATTAGCTGACTTAGTGTTAAGCTCAAGTTGCATATTCTCTTTCTCAAGTTGTTCTGCTTCTTGTTGCTTCTGCTGAGCCACTTGCTGTGCTTGCTGCTTGGCCTGTTGAAACTCTTGAGAATTAGGGTCATTAAGGAACCTTGTAGGATCCATACCCATGTTCTTTAGAATATCAAGCGCTAGGTTGTAAGAAGCTAAAGGATTAACATAAGCTTCTGACGTAGGGCTTTGAGCCATTTGAGGAAGTAGTTGCGATAACTGAAGTAACTTCTGACCTAGGGACTGATTAGAATTATCACCAATGTTGGCATCAATATCTAAGTCCATATTAGAAGGAAGCATTTGTAAGTCTTCAGCACTTAAAGATGCATAACCCTGAGCCGTCTTATACTTAGCAGGATTCTTCATGTTTCGCTTCATCTCTCTCAACACACCACGACAAAGATCTTTAATACCAGTCTCAACGAAACGTCGAGCGATATGTTCGATACGTATCTGTGCAGCATTCTGAGCACCAGTCATCTTAGCTTCTGAGTTTCCCGATACATATAAGGTATCGTTCAGACCCATGGCTGTCTTAGTAAGACCAGTAGACTGCTCTTTCTGTAGACCAAGGAACTCAAGCATACCCGCAGTACCAGAGCTAATAGGTTCTGGTTGGATTTGTTGAATTGCGCCAACAGGACTTCCGTTAGTCGGAATGATCTGTTTAGGCACTGGGTTCTGTAGCGCTTGAAAGTCGACCACATTAGGATCGGCTAACGTTCTGCCATAGTTACCAAAGTACACGTTCTCTACAAAACCACGAAGGATCGCTGTAGTAGCTTGTGTCTGAGGGCGAGCCATATCAAGAAGTGAAAGACCGTAGAACTCATGCGGGATCTCGATAGGGTTAAGTATGCCTACTGGAATGTAAGATACATCATCCTCTTCAAGAATCGTGTCGCCTGCCTTAATAACATGCTTAAGCTCCGCAATACCGTCTCCATCTCTATCTGTTCTCAGCCAGCATTCAATTACTGTTATGCTGATATTCGCCTCGTCCTCTTCAGAGTCATTCGATGTTAGCCAGTGATCAATACCTGCGGCATCCTTACGAGCAAACGTATCGCTTGACCAGCCAGATCTTATATTAGATTCTTCACCGATCTCGCTTAGGTCGCCCTTAAAGTCAGGCCACGTTCTACGAATATCAGAATGCGTCATCTCGGTAACAATACCTACAAACTTAGCATCATGAATCGTGGTGGCGTGTCTGTCGATTAAGAAAGACTCCGGAGCTATGTTACGTAACTTAACGCCAGACTTGTCGATCTTCCTGCGAAGTCTTACGTCCTCATAAACAACAGAGGTCGTACCGTCAGGATTCAAAGTTAACTCTGCTTGAAGGTTTAAATCTCCAACGATTTCTATCTCTGGATCTGCTAGTAGTTGGTCAAGAACCTGTTCCTGAACTATTTCGTACTCTTCTACGATATAGTCAAAGTGTTCTTCCCAACCCCACGTTATGGCACTGTTACCAAACACAACTGCTGATTTAACCCAAGTGGACAGCTTCGACCAACCGTCTGGGTTAGAGTTGAACAAACAATAATTGACTACATCCGATGCAACTTGGGAGGCTTTTATAGCAGCCATTTCGTTGCTGTATGGGACGAATAATGCTAGTTTATCGTTGTCTAATAGTAACTTGGTTAACAATGCCGTATAACCTTCAGCTATCTCAGCTGAGTCAGATGATACGATTTTGGATACACCTTGCGGTGCTAGATCGCCTCTTGGTTCGAGGCTCATTTCGTAGACAGCATTCTCTCTACGTTTGCTTAGGTCTGATGATCCTGTATGTCCACCTGACGAATTCCGCATATGGCGGTCAATCGATTGGACTAACATGTCATCAGAGATTCTCTCAGTTTTCTTGCTCATTCTCGCTCTCTCTGGTTTGTATTAATTTGTGTTATATAGTACGAAGGTATGATCTCTCTTCCCCTTTCATTTTTGGAAGGTTCTTGGTCCAATCACTAATCGCCTGTATCGTTTCCGGATCCATTTGAAACTTTGGAGGGTTCCCGTTTAACTGCGAATAGTATTCTGTAAGAGCTCTTGACATGATCTCATTAGTGTTTTTCGCATAGTAGGGATCGCCTTCATAGGCAGGGATACTTTGTATTAAATTATCATCAGTTAGTATTTTTGACATTGCATTGGCAACAAAACCCCTATAAGGCTCTGCAAGCTCGCTTTGTGGATTGTAGTAAGACATTTTATATAAAGCATCTTGCTTTGAGGCTTTATCACTTATGCCGCTCATTAACTGCATATAGTCCTTGGCTCCATCAGACCCGTGTCTGAATCCGGATGGCATTGGATTGGCAGACCCATGATGAATGCTTCCGTCAGCACCAAGAGACATTAGGTTTTGTGACAGCATATGTGCGTATAGTTCATGCACTGCTGTTTCCTCAGGATCTGAAACCATGGATTTTATTTGGTTCTGAACACCTTGTGAGTACATGCTAAGATCCTCATTCGGGTCCATTATTCTCATAAGACCTTCTGCTGGATTGCCTTTTGCATCCCATGCGCTCTTCCACATTGGGTTTGTTTGAGAGTTGCCCGTTCTTTCTTTTTGACGAGGGTCTCTCTGGTACCCTCCAGACTGTACCGTGATAGCGCCACTCTTAAGGTTCTCTCTTACAGCTTGATCTAAAAACTCTAACGTCACAGGTTGTCCCATTGTTATATCTCTTGGATCAATACCGGTTTGAGAGTGAGCCTTGTCAAGCGCATCTTTAAAGAACTTGTATTGCCCACCACTAGGAACATCATAACCATAAAGATTACTCCATCCAGAGTCTGGCGAGCCGCCTTTCCCATACCTGTTGAAAACCTCAGCTCTCTCGCCCATTGGTGTGTAGTATTTGCCGGCGCCTGCCTGTCCATACTGCTTATAAAAGTTTGGCTCCCAACCTTCAACCTTGTGACCCATTGAGGGTGGAACGGTTCTTGTTGCGTAGTCCTTAAAAATACCAGCTAGTTTATCTTTGTACTCAGCTTCAGACGATACAGTATCACTCGGGAACTGTGTGCTGGCGGCCTTTTGCCACCATCTGTCTCCCTTCCTTATAGTTGCCATACTATCTCCTTATAACCATTTGGTATCGTCTTGTAAGAAAGTTGGGTTTATCTCGCCCCAGCTAAATGTTTTGTTTGTTAAAGCGTGACCATGTGTTCTATAGGCCTCGCAAGCAATTGCTAATGACATAACCATATCATCGTGATGTCCTACCGAAGCTTCAGCCTTGCCACCTTCTGTGACAATAAAGCTACGAAGCTCACCAATGATCTCTTGACATGGGATCATAATATCCTCGTCCTCAATCATACGTCTAAGATTAGAGATG